TGCTGGAAGCGGCGGCGGCGGCGGAGGAGGCGGCGGTCGTGGTGAAGGAATGCCGTAGGTAAAAAATGTGAAAATAGCGTAATAATATAAACATGGCAATAACGTATACATATAAAATAATAAAAATACACACGTACCCAGTATTTAATGAATTAACAGATGTTGTTAAAGATATTGAGTATGAGTACACAGGTGTAGAAGGAACTGGTGATGATAAAAAAACAGCTGTTATATATAGAACATGCTCTTTAGGCGATCCAGATCCTGCAAACTTTAAAGCTTATGCTGATTTAACAGAAGCAGATGTTAGAGAGTTTGTAAAACAAACTGTTAATGTTGATCATAATAAATTAATGATTGGTCAAATGATAGCAGAACAAAAATTACCAGCAAAAGAAGACAAACCTCTTCCTTGGTAAGTATAAATTAAGTTTAATTAAATAAATAATAAATATTATGGCAAAAGACGTAAAAAAAATCAAAGACGAACAATTAGAAGAGTTACAAGGTAAACTCAAGATGATTGACGGTATTAGAATGCAAGTGGGTACTTTAGAAAATCAAAAGTTTGCATACTTAAGCCAAATGGCTGCAGTACAACAAGAGTTGAACAAAATGCAAAACGATTTACAAGAAGAGTACGGAAAAGTTAGTATCAACATTACCGATGGTACTATTACTGAGATACCTGAAGAAGATGAAGCTGATAAGAAAGATTAGTATCGGTAAAGACTATAAAAATGAAGCTATGCATTACTCCGTAGGTCAAGAAGTCTACGGAGGGCATACTATCAACGCAATAGTTGAAGATGAAGATAAATACAGTGTTTTTATTGAAAAAGGCAATGATATAATTCCTTGGAAAGATTTTAATAAAAATATGGCAATAGCAATAGAATATAATTTAGAATATTAATGCATGGTTTGTTTGATTTTATTATAAAGCCTGTCGGTAATAGATATAATAATATAAAAAAAATAGGCGACAAGGAATTAATAATAAACACTCGTATTGAAGAGCATAAAAATATAAATAGAACTGCTGTTGTGTTAGCTGTTCCAAAACATTATAAAACCAGTGTTAAAGTTGGTGATGAAATAATCGTACATCATAATATTTTTAGAAAATCATATGACGTTCGAGGAAGAGCGCAGAACAGTAGGTTCTATATAAATGAAGAAATGTATGCATGTCCTGTAGACTGCGTGTTTTTATACAAAAGAAATAATAAATGGAAACCTGTTGATGGTTATTCTTTTATAAAACCACTAGTAAACGATGATGTGTATAGCACAAATGCTGAAAAATATTGTGTTGGTGTTGTAAAATATTGTAGTGATTTTCATGAGCCCGGAGATGTTATAGGTTTCAGGAATAATGTTGAGCATGAATTTATTATAGACGGTGAGCTTCTTTATAAAATAAAATCTAATTTAATACAAATAAAGTATGAGCGTAAAGGAAACGAAAAAGAATATAATCCAAGCTGGGCACAGAGCAGTTGAAGAATTAATAAAAGTAGCTAAAGAAGCTATCGTTGATAGTGATGATGACATTAGCGCTGATAGATTAAAAAATGCAGCTGCTACAAAAAAGCTAGCTATATTTGATGCTTTTGAAATATTAAATAGAATACAAGAAGAGCAAGACATGCTTGATGGTAAAATAAGAGAAGATAAAAAAGATAGTGCTTTTTCTGGTTTTGCTGAAAAAAGATCTAAGTAATGTACAAGCAAAGCTTATATAAGGTTATAGAACCTATAAAAATAAATACCATTAAAAGATTAAATAAATCTAAAAAATGGGAGTATGGATATAATCAAGAACATGATATTGTTGTTATATCTAAAACAGGTATGATAGGTGAGATATATGAGATACAAAACCTCAAAATAGCTTTACCACAACAACCTAAACAAGTACATAAGTTTAAAAGTAATAAATGGGAAGTAACAGAATATCCTAAGGAATTAAGTAGAATTAATACTATATTTGACTGGAAAGAATACCCAAGAGAATTTAAAAGCAAGTATATAGATTATATAGAAAATGAGTTTAAAAAAAGAGAAGAAGGTTTTTGGTATTATAATAAAAACAAGCCTACTTATATTACTGGTACTCATTATATGTACTTGCAGTGGAGTAAAATTGACGTTGGGAAACCAGACTTTCGTGAGGCAAACAGATTATTCTACATTTTCTGGGAAGCTTGTAAAGCAGATAAACGATCCTATGGGATGTGTTATCTTAAAAACAGACGATCTGGTTTTTCCTTTATGGCTTCAGGAGAGACAGTTAATATGGCAACCATATCAAGTGACTCTAGATTTGGTATATTATCCAAGTCTGGGCCTGATGCAAAGAAGATGTTTACCGACAAGGTGGTACCCATATCGGTTAATTACCCCTTCTTTTTCAAGCCGATACAGGACGGTATGGACAGGCCCAAGACTGAACTTGCCTACAGAGTTCCAGCGTCCAAGCTTACAAGACGGAACATTACAAGTACCGATAAACCCGAAGCCCTACAGGGTCTTGACACAACCATCGATTGGAAGAACACAGGTGATAACTCCTACGACGGTGAGAAACTCAAGCTCCTCGTACATGACGAGTCCGGTAAATGGGAAAGGCCGAACAACATCCTCAACAACTGGAGGGTTACAAAAACAACGCTACGATTAGGTAGTAGAGTAATAGGTAAATGTATGATGGGGTCAACGAGTAACGCTCTTGACAAAGGAGGTGATAACTTTAAAAAACTATATGATGCTTCAGATGTCACAAAACGAAACAGAAATGGCCAGACAAAATCTGGATTATATTCTTTTTTTATCCCAATGGAGTGGAACTACGAAGGATTTATTGACGAGTACGGCATTCCAGTATTTGATAGTCCAGACAATGATGTCGTCGGACCAGATGGCGAACTAATAGATATAGGTGTTATAGATCACTGGCAAAATGAAGTTGATGGTTTAAAAAATGATCAAGATGCTTTAAATGAGTTTTACAGGCAGTTTCCAAGAAGTGAAGATCATGCTTTTAGAGATGAAACTAAAAACAGTATATTTAATTTAGTAAAAATATACGAGCAAATAGATTATATAAACGATAGCACAAAAACACATTTAGTTACTCAAGGTAGTTTTCAATGGGTTAACGGTGTTAAAGATACTAGAGTGTTTTTTGCGCCAAGTCAAAACGGTAGGTTTTATGTTAGTTGGATCCCTGATAATAACATGCAAAACAATGTTGTTATTCGTAATGGTAAAAAATATCCTGGTAATGAGCATGTAGGTGCTTTTGGTTGTGATAGTTACGATATATCAGGCACAGTAGATAATAAAGGTTCAAAAGGATCTTTACATGGACTTACTAAGTTTAGTATGGAAAATGTACCACCAAACCAGTTTTTTTTAGAGTATATAGCTAGACCACAAACCGCTGAAATGTTTTTTGAAGATGTTTTAATGGCTTGTGTGTTTTACGGTATGCCAATACTTGCGGAAAACAATAAACCAAGATTATTATATTATTTTAAACGTAGAGGTTATAGAAATTTTAGTATGAATAGACCTGATAAAGTTTGGAATAAATTATCAACAGCTGAAAAGGAAATAGGTGGTATACCTAATTCTAGTGAAGATATAAGGCAAGCACATGCCGCAGCTATAGAAACTTATATACAAAAATATATAGGTTTAAAAGAAGACCACACTTATGGTGATATGTATTTTAATAGAACTTTAACTGATTGGTCTGGATTTGATATTAATAATAGAACTAAATATGACGCAACAATTAGCTCAGGGTTAGCTATAATGGCTTGTAATAGAAATTTATACAAACCGGTTGCTGATAAAAAAAGTATAAAAATTTCTTTTGGATTATCTAAGTATAATAACAAAGGAGTAACGTCGAAAATAATAGAATAAATGGCAATTACTACACAGAAAAAATCTAGCTTTCCAAGTCACGCTGTCTCAGATGCTGAGAAGGCTAGCTTGGAATATGGCTTGCAAGTTGCAAGAT